GGCGTAGGTAAACACGTCCACGACAATGTCACCGGCCACAGGCTGCTGTGAGGAAGACTTGGGGATCAATCCATCGTGGGCACCCGTGAACGTACCTGAGGCGCCACCAGAAGTCTGGTAGGCGTAGGTGGCGTTAGCAAGCTGAATCCAGCGGCTGTTGGTCACATTGCTGAAGAAGCCTGCATACGTACCCCAGGCCAACTCAACGAACGTGCGGTGAGTGCTGTAGGACGAGCTGGTTGAGTTGTAGAAGCCAGCAGCAGGAGCGCTGGAGCTAGCCGTAGCTACACCAATGGCCACACCTGCAGTGTTGCTCGCCAGGAGGGCAAACTTTGTGGAGCTCGCCTGTGTGTAGAAGCCTGCAGCCGAGTAGCCAGCGACGGACGATCCAGCACCAAGGCCGAACTGACCACTGTTGAAGTTGGCCGAACCACTCGTAAGCTTGTCCACCGTAATGGTGCCAGCGGCAATCTTGTCGGCAGTCACCGAGTCAGCCGAGAGGATACCTGCAGTCACAGCACCAGCTTGGAGCTGAGAGGTACCCACAGCAGCCGCAGCGATCTTACCTGCCGTAATGGCATTGGCTTCGATCTTGGCTGAGGTGATGGAGTTAGATGCGATCTTGTCAGCCGTGACCGCATTGGCCACGATCTTGTCGGCAGTGATCGAACCGGCAGCAATCTTACCGGCATTGACAGCGTCTGCAGCGATCTGAGAGGCCGTAACGGCACCAGCCTGGATCTTACCAGTGGTGATCGCATTGGCAGCAATCTGATCGGTGGAGATCGTACCCACCAGGTCAGCAGTGTTGAAGCTGTTGACGAAGGAGGTGCCATCGTAGCGATAGAGCTTGTTGTCCGTGGTCAGGAAGACCAGACGACCAGCCACATTGCCAGTCGTTGGGAGAGCACCAAAGATCTCCACAGGACGCAGACCAGCAGCAAACTTAGCGACTGTCAGAGAGGCATCCGCAACGGTGGTCGAGGTGTTCACCTGAACAACCACCTGGACCCATACACCATTCACACGTTGGTAGAGGTAACTATCGGTGCGGTTGAAGATAACGTCACCCTCGACACCCGTAGTGGGCAAGGAGGAGACAACGACCACTCCAGGAGGAGCGTCAGAGGTTGTGTTCGAGACAACCTCAGTCCATGTGGTGCCACTCCAGACGTACAGGATTGATCCAAGGAGAACCGTACGACCCGTATAGTTGTCTGTGGTTGGGAGAGAGGTGACAACCTCGACTCCAGGATTGGAGCTACCAGATCCACCACCGCCACCACCCGTAGACGGACCAGCACCAATCTCTAGGGCTGTCACTCGCGTACGGATCTCAGAGATGTCTCCATTGACATCTGTAAGCTCAGCAGAAATCGTGTCGTCCAATGCTTGAGTCTGAGCGGTCAGAGCCGCCAGTTGTGATTCAATAGTCATTTTACGTCTTTACAATATAATTCAGGACAATAGTCGGCTGAGTGTTGTTGTGTGCTTGGCTATTACCAATTACCTGAAGATCAGCAACGGTAGACCCCCGCGAAATGCTTGAGCCGCCAATGCCAATCGCTTGGTTCGGAAGTTGAGCATTCGTGAGAGTGTGGGTCTGAGCACCCCCAGCAGCACCGAGGGTTGCCCCATCGACACCTGCACCGGCTGTGGTCAACCTGGAGGCAGCAGAGCCACCCATGTTGTCCTTGCCACCGGCCACACGTCCACGGAGATCCGGGAGATTGAAGGTGGTGGAGCCATCACCAGTGCCGTGGGCTGTTCCCAAGACACCGAAGAGATCAGCATAGGTGGTCCGAGAGACCGCCTGGCCATAACACAATAGCCAACCTGTAGGAGCTGTTGCTCCTGCGAAAGGAAGGACTACGCCTGTTGGTGCAAGACCGCCCAGGGTAGCTGCATGAACTGCAAGTTTTCTAGCATTACTCATAAACCTCCCTGTTACGGCTTAGTAGGCCAGGTGATGTTGAAGGGGTCCTCTTGAGACGTGATGTCTCTGAGGGCCTGACGATAGGTAGCCCACTCAGCCTGCTGCACATTGGTCAGCGGGTTATCTGCGAGCTGCGTCCAGTCACACTCAGCCAAGAGCTGGTTGCGGTAGGAGCGCATGGAGTTCCACTGGGTCTCTGTGGCTGAATCGATTGCCTCCTGGTCCCAGTCAGTGACGGTCCAAGAGTGAATCCAGTTGCCCAGAGAGTCCTGAACGACACCCGTGCGGGAGGCGCTTTGGAAGCGGGTAAGGGTTGGTTGAGGTGACTCTAGGATTGGATCGATGCCAATCTCATCACATACGGCTTGATCCCAGACTGCAGGGAAAGAGGTGTTAGCGTAGAGCTTACGGACCTCTCCCTGAGTTAGGATCGCACCCGTTTCACGGATACGATATTCCATAGTTGAAATTTCCTATGATGCCTTTGAAATCAGGCGATTGCTAAATAGATGTAGGTTTGATTTGCTGCGTTGATCTCTGAATTGCCAGGCTTGGCGATAAATCCAGAAGCTGTTGGGGCAACATAGTCTCCAGCAAGCGAAGACTCATCAGCAGTCAGATTTAAGATTGTTGCGGGATCATTAGCGGTTGTAATTCCACGAGCACTGTCAAACACCCACCAGTTACCACTGTCCGGAGTTGTGTTGTAGAGAATGCGACGGATCATCACAAACCTGGCACCGCTTGCAAACCCACAATTCACGGTAAGGTCTGATCCGGTTCCCACATAACTACCTACTTTGGAAACACCTGGACAGGATGCAAAGAGCAAGGCGACATAGGTATTACCATTTACATTTATCCCAGAAACCCCGCCACCTAAACCAAACTGAGTGGCAGTTGGCTGAGAAGCATACCAATCGCCGTTGTTATAGTTATAAGTCCCAATTGTAGTGCTGCTGTTAAGAAGCAACTGAAGATTTGTTGTTGAAGTAAAGTTCGTTGCTGTTAGCCAATTATTAGCACTATTTCTTTGTTTTAGAATAATTAACTCAGGCGGAACACCTAAATTATGTTTTAAATTTAAAACACTTCCCGTCCCTATATAGTGAACCTCATCAAAGAACCCAGTAGCACGTTGGAAGTTCCATGTGACAAATGGGTTTGACGTTCCGTAAGCTCCAACATAGCATTCCGTATTACTATCGAATAGAGCCGTTTGAAATCCTGGCGTACTTTCCGCATTAGTATTGGAGGTAACAATCCACTTCTTGTTACCAGCCAAACGGGTGTGAACCAAACTGTTGTAAGGACCACCATCTCTCTTAGCGGCAATAGACAAATCAACAGGGAAACCTGTAGTGTACTTTGCGTTTCCACCGGTCGTCAGCACGGGCTTGAACACCTTAGTCGCATCCGTAGGCACTTTCATCGGGCCTCTACGAATGGCTATGTAGATGTAGGTTGTATTGCCAGCCATGTTGGCAAAAAAACCTGTCGATGTTGGATAGCAAACTAGATTATTCGCATATTCAGCGTCAGATGTATTTGGTTGCAGAATAGTGGCAGAACCTGTTGAATCACCTTGATTCGTCCAACCCCTCATTGAGTCGGTTGTGTACCAATTTGTTACCGCCGATGAACCTTTTATGATGGCAAACTGTGGCTCGTACCCTAATGAAACAGTTGCTTTCCCAACTGAATCAGTCGTAAACGACCCACACGAAATTACATTGTCTGTACCAGTCAGACCAAAGCCTCCTGCGTCGTGGGCAAAGAGGTAGGCGACGTATGCACGCCCATCGGAGTAGTTTGTGTCGTTATCGCTTCCAACAACGAAATACGTTGATGTCGGACTGGTGTTGTTCCAATAACTTGAACCTGTACCAGCCGCTCCAGTGCTGTTCAAAATTACTTTACCTGTATTTCCAATTGAACGGTGATATACGATCCAATCGGTGTTACCACCGTAACTTGTGCATTTAACAATGATGCAACCCGGCACGCTACCAAGAGAATGTGGTATCTGACGCCCTGATACGCCATTCCCGTTCCACTCAACAACATCAAAGAACTTTGGTTGCTTGCGGAATGACCACGAGACAGCCTTCTTGCCAGATCCATTGATGTTTCCGCTGACGTTCGACAACGAATATCCGTTGGTCAGGAACGCAGACACATCACCAAAGTTGTTCTGCGCTCCAGCGTCATCACTTGAGATGCGCTTGCCAGCACCACGTACTGTGTCGATCAGTTCATGATTACCAGCAGCGCTTCTACTCTTCGACCAGACCAGACCACCATATGTTGCTAGGTCAACACCGTTGATAATGTTTTGCGTAGAGCCGTTGCCATCGTAGGCCCAATTACTAAACACATCCTCAATATATGTAGGCGTATAGGAGGAGGCCCCCGCAGCCCCCATCACTTGATTACGAATAGACATTATTTAGAGTCCTTAGAAATCACTGCGCCATGCCATGTGGTTCCACCGTCATCCGTAAAGAAGCCGATGTTATCCACGCCAGCGCTCGTGAGAGTAGGAGCCGTACCGCCTGCCCACTTCACACCAGAGAACCAGGTGATCGTTGCAGAGCCGCCATTGGTGAGCTTCAGGATGAACTCACTGACAGAACCAGAAGCAGCCACGTTAGACACCGTCAGGGTGGTTGCACCCGAGATGGTCTTCGTGAACACGTTGCCAGCAGCACAATCAATGTTGTTGGCACCCATGGCCACCTTGGTTTCCTTCAGACCAGTGATGGTCGGAGCGTTACCAGTGATGAAGCCAGAGTCGTTGGTCAGACCTGAGGTAGCTGTAGGGATCGTGGGCTTGCCCGTGAGATCCGCATAGGCACCAGAGGTGGCCACGGTAGCCAGGGAAGGCTTGCCGGTCAGGTCAGCATATGCACCAGAGAAGAGCGTAGGCTTGCCTGTGAGATCGCTATAGGCACCAGAGGTGGCGACCGTAGCGAGGCTTGAGGTTGCAGCCTTGGAATCCAGGGATGTCTGAAGACCAGAGACATCAGCCACGGCAATCGTACCGACAGCCTTGAAGCTGAGGATGCGGACCTCATCATTCAGAGCCAGAGCCTGGGTGAATGTGATCGTGGTGCCGTTGGTGGCAGTGATATCGGTGGAGTCTAGAAGAGCACCGTTGAGGTACACATAGGTGTAGCCCACACGGTAGCCACCACTGAACGTGTAGCTCGTCTGACCAGCCGTGGCTGTGAACGAACGCTCCACCATGGTGTCTGGCGACGCAGCCTGGGCTTGCCAGGTGCTACCATTGTAGACACGCATCTCAGAAGCGACGGTGTTGAAATAGAGGTCACCAGCCTGGAGAGCTGAGCCATCCCCACGAGTCGTTGGGTTGCTCGACTGAGGACCCTGGTACTTGGACACAGTGGCCGCAGATGATGCAGCAGCCGTGGCAGAAGCAGCAGAAGCCGTAGCACTGGAGGCAGCAGCACTTGCCTGAGAGGTGGCCGTGGTGGCCGAAGCAGACGCAGATGTAGCGGAGCTGGAGGCAGAGCTAGCAGACGAAGCAGCAGCCGTGGCCGAGCTCGATGCGTTAGCCGCAGAAGCCGCAGCATTGGTCGCTGAGGTCGAGGCATTGCTGGCCTGAGTGGTGGCCGTAGTTGCACCTGTAGAAGCCGTAGAGGCAGAACCAGCAGCAGCACTTGCAGAGCTAGCTGCAGCAGTCGCAGAGCTCGCAGCTTCAGCAGCCTTGGTCGTAGCCGTAGCCGCATTGGCAGCAACGCTAGAGGCCGAGGATGCAGCCGCAGTTGCACTCGTGGCAGCAGCCGTAGCGGAACCAGCAGCAGCAGTAGCGCTAGCATCAGCCGCATTGACCTGGCTCTGCACATTGGCAGAAGCAGTCAGGGCCTGGTTGGCATAGGTACCAGCGAGGTTCTTAGAGATCTCCGCAGCGTCTGCAGAGTCCGAAGCATTCTCTTTGTGATCATATGCAAGGCGTTCGTAGGTGTACGCTGATTCAGCATAGTCACCAGCCTGAGTCACAAACTGGTTGAACTCCTCCAGAGACTGGGCAGAGTTGTCCAGCGATTCCTGAGTCATGAAGAAGACCTGGCGGTTAGCCGTATCCAGATCCTTCTCAGTAAGAACGGAGCCGTCATTGAAATCCACCAGCAAAGTAGACTTCTCGGTCTGACGACCAATGACAACTTTGGTATCCACAGCAGGAGCTGGGGACACGGTAATGGTACTATCGTTCAGCCATGTGAAGCTGGCCGGGTTACCGTCCACAGTGACCGAGATATTGTTCTTATCGAGGTACTGAAACGGGAACGTAAAGTTTGTGAGCGAGCCTGTACCGGTATAGGTAACGTAACTATAAGCCACTTAGAATTCTCCAAAAGAAACCCCCGGTATTATCCGGGGGACTTAACTTAATATGGTCTGGGTGTATCGAAGAACCCTGCTTGAGACTTAGCCTTCAGCAGTGTTTCGTTGATGTACTTATCAATGACCTTCTTTTCTTGTGTCATGGTCATCTTGAAGGCAGCATCCTGGAGATCTGAAATGATCCCCTGGGTTTCTTCGACCTTAGCCGCACGGTACTTAAAGGTACCCTCGGGAAGAGGTGCAGACAAGATTGGGTACAGAACTTTCTCTGGATTCAGAGACTTGTAGTTCTCCTGCCAGACATCATAGAGTGTACGCTTACCGTCACTCGCCATGATTGTCCTGAGGTCAGTATCACCTAGGTCTTTAGCCTTGATAGGCGGTTTGAAGGTGACACCTGTTACTCGTGTGAGACGGTCCATCTCGGTCAAGACGAACTGGGATTCCTTGCTCAGACCCTTGGCCCTCTCCTCCACCGAAGCAGTTGAGAAGACACTCCACAGGGCACCCGTATCGGATGATCTGCGGGGGTTCCCTAGGACATCATAGGCGAAGGCAGTCTTGCCCTCATCCTGTCCGAAGGGACGTAGGAGTTTCTGCTCGACCATCTGCCAGAAGGTGACGGGGTCACGCATCTGCGGGTCATTGTCCCTAGCGATCTTGTGGAGCGTGTTGGGCACTAGCAGGAAGAGCTTGTCACCCACAGCCTTTACAAAGGCACTCTCGCCATCCTCAGGGTTGAAGGCCGTCTTGACGAACTTAGCGAACTGGTCAGCTCCCTCCACCAGGGAGGCATCTCGAATGGCAGAAGCCACTGACATGGTAGCCACAGTGATCGCAGCGAGAGGCAGCTTGTAAGCGTCCTTCTCGATGAACTCTCCTTGGGATTCCCTCAGGCGTAGCTGATCCATCCGATCAAGGGCATTGATCATGATCTTCACAGGGGTGGCCAGAGGATCGAACCCTCGGTAGGACCAGGTGCTGCCATCAGACATCTTGATCGTGTAGGGCTCAGGCAAGGGACCATCGACTCGGGTCTTCTGCTGCTTGTAATCGTCGTAGGCACCATCCCCCGTGATACGCCCTTGGGCATACAATGAGAGGACACCGGAGGCGATCACCAGAGAAGTCATAGCCTCAGCTTGAGCACGGACCTGACGCAGGGAGCCATTGGCACCAGCGAGATCCTTCATGAACCCAGGAGCAATGAACTGCAGACCAGGAGTCAGGCGAATGCCCTCCTCAAAGACTCGAATGGGTGTCCTGAAGAACAACTGGCCAATGACCAGCTTCAACGTCGGAAACTTTTTCATCGTGTCTTCATAGGCCAGAGCAGCTTGCGAGAAGCTATTCTCACCAGAGAACTTACGCTTGTAGAGTACGTCACGTACGAAGTTCA